GCTGTATCGGCTGCCGATATGCTGAGTGTAACAGTACCTGCAGAACCGCCTAATGCAATTCTGTTATTGGCTGTTGTAAGTGTGATTACTTCTGATGTACTCTCAGGTGTCTCCCTCAAGTCCATTTCTGCTGATGTATAGCCAGTCAGATTTATTAATGTATCGCTAGAATCCTTTAATGTAAGAGTCTGACCAAAGGTCGCTCCTTGTTCTATGATGAAATGATGATAACCTGCACTCATGTTTAGTCCCTTTTAATTTCATGGTGTCTACCATCGTTAGCATCTGCTGAATTAATATTATCACTTATTAAGTGATTAGGGTTTCCTTACTAAGATTTTTTCTTAGTAGTCCTTTTTTTTGTGGTTTTTTTAGGTGCCTCTCCACCTTCCCATGCTTCGTTAACATCTGGTGTGCTTGGATCATCGCCTTTTAGAGTACCATCATCATTTCTTGCTCTCTTTATTGGTTTAGATCTTTCTTCTGATTTACTCTCTACTTTTACCTCCATAGCCCATCCATTTTCTACGAATGTTTGCATTACATCGTCCTGCCATGATTCTTTGGCATCTACTATCTCATCTGCTTGGTAAAGCTTTACGTCTGTACCATCTTTATTAGATGACGCAGGTTTGGGTACTATAATTTTGTAAGTTTTGGACATTTATCTCTCCCTAAGGTTATGGGGCATTTCTGCCCCACATCCTTTGCTATTAAGCGTTATGTGCTGTGAAAGCGTTATCTGTGCTATGTCTAGCCTTGTGTCTAACAACCATTGCACCTATAGGTGTGCCGTTAGAGTGTGTGCCAGTTTTTGCTATGACAACTCTTATGTATCTTTTGCCACCAACATACTCAACACGGAATATACCCCCTGAAGAGTCAGGATCACCGCCAGTCGTACCGTCTAATTTCAAGAAGATACCATCGGCTGAGATAGTTCCGTCAACTATGCCTGCTTGTGCAACGTCAGTGTAAGTTGAATCATCATCAGACTCCTCTAATGAGATTTCAAAATGCACTGAGCTTGATAAGGTGTCGCCTTCTGCACCAACGTCCACTAGAACCATTGCCCCTTCATAACCTTGAAGGTCAACGCCAGTTCCGTTAGCAGCCGCAGTTCTCACCGCTGCCGCTAGGCTAACTGCCGGGCTTACATTATTTGATAAGTCTTGCATTGTTTTCTCCTCGCTTACGCTGATACTTTTTGTTTAACAATAGCTTCGGCTTGAACAACCTGACCACCAACCCTTCTTCTAGCCACGTATCTTACGTTTCCAGATGTAGCTTGGGTGAATGGATCACGTTGTACTGCTAAAGCATTCCTGTCCACAATCATGTAGGCTCTGCTGAAATCACCAAACAATACAGGGAAAGCGTTCGCTGCAACGTCTGGCATATCAGTAGCTTGTACATAAGGATAGCCTAGTATTGTATTAGGCACTCCACCTTGTAGAGACATACCTGCTTGGAACACATATTGTCCTGCGGTATCTTTTAGCTTTCTGATAGCGGCTAATGTCGTTCTGTTAAATACAAAAGTACCATTGGCAGCATACTCAGATTTAATGCTGTGAACTAATGTGATAAGACCATCAGCCAATAAAGCTGTGCCATTACCAGAATTAACTTCACTTACGCTGCTATTTGTGAGCAGACCTTCAGGTTGACCAACTGAACTACCACTAACGAATGATGTGCCCTCGGCTTTTGCGAACTGCTCCGCAAACTCTGATTGCATTTCAGCTTCAAGATCAAAGACTGTATCTTCTAGGTTCTGTTCAGATATGTCTACTAAGGCATAAAGCTCATGAGCAGGGACCTCTTCCAATGCTACGTTGTAGCCAGTAGTCTCTGATCTTGTGCCTTGTTCTGCAACCCATTGAGCTGCAAACTGCCCTGATCTTTTCGGTACCTGCACTGATCTACGACCAGTCGTTCTGATTCTTGCGATTGTACGTATAGGTGATATTTCAGTTACAGTTTTAAGTAACTCCTGTACATACTCAGGTGGTGCAAGATATCCACCTGTGCTGTCATTACTGACAGTCAATGCTTTCTTTTCATCTGGATCAAGGTTTTCAATTCCCTTTCTCACAAATTTTTCAAAAGCCTCACTGGTCTCATCAATTTGCTTTGTGTCAAAACCTGAGTTCGGTCTTTTCATGACCGTCTCAAGCTGCTCTACTTGCTCTTTGATGCTGTCCTGTGAGAGTTGGGCTTTGGTCACGGCCTGATTGATCTCTTCAAGACTATCAAGTTTGCTCTCTATGTTTGCAATCTTGTCATCTAATAGAGTGTCGTGTCCTCTGCCGGATTCTAACGCTTCAAGCTTCTCGTCATAAGCCTTCTTGAATTCTTCATGAGACTCTTTCAGATCGTCCATTGCGTTTTTTACATCTACTTCAGACATAATAAACTCCTTACAGTTGTTTAATTGTTAATGTTAATGTTTTAATCGCTTCTACGAGTTCAGCATCATCATCAACCTCTCGCTGAGTAAATGCCTGATTAACGGCCTTTGCCGCTATCTTAGACTCTGAACGAGATAATCCGAAAGCATCACGCAATCCGTTCTCCCATTCTCTTATAGAAATCTCCTCTCCCTTCACTGAACGAACCGTAGCTCTAGGATTCATAGGGAAAGTTACGAGGCTTACCTCCATAAGGTCTAATTCTTTAATGATTCTTTTTCCAGTTCTTTTGTCATATTCAACCTCCTTAGGGTTGACTTTGAAACCTATAGACAACCCGTCTAGTGCGCCCATCTTCATTAGTTCGTAGGCATCCCTACCATTGGTCGTACTCAGGGCTAACTGACCTTTGACATAGAGTCCGTGATCATCTTCTTTGATTTCTGTGAAAACTCCTATAGGCATGTCTGTCTTGTGTTGATATAAAAGCTTGACACCTTTTACTCCTCTTTGACGTAAAGTCTTAGAGAACGCTCCGTCTACTACTACGTCGTTGCCTAAATCTGTGTTGTTGAATACTGAACCGTAACCCTCAAATGTACCGTCTTCCTCCGTTGCTATCAGTTCAGTCTTTATGTCTATGAATGACTTGAAATCCTCAACGTTGTCGGTTTGTGAGTCACAAGAACAATCGCTGTCTTTTTTCTTAGGTTTTTTCTTTTTTGGTTTCATAGGTCCACCATAACCATAGCCGGACTCTTCTGAATTCAATTCGTCTCCCGTCAATCTTGTGTAATCTGCATGAGAACTGCAAGGCATATAGACAGTGTTACCATCCTCGTCATGAGTATGTGTGCCAGAACAGCCGATTTCTTTTGCTCTCTCGGCGGCTTCCTCTTCCGTCGTAAATACGTCTTTACGTATTTGTCTCTTTTCATCGTTAGATTCGTCCCCTTTGGAATTGTAGCTTGCACTACAGACAGCTAGTCTCTGATTGTTATTGTATTCATCCGTCATAGTTCTATCTCCCATACAACGACTCATAAATTTGCTTCTACTTTCTCCGGCTTTTGGCTTTGGTATTGGCATTATGTCAACATATAGTATCTGAACAATTAATCAAGCACAACATCTTCCGCATCTATATAGACAATCGTGCATCTACAGTTGACATTGTTTTCAGGTCCACCGTCAGGATCTCCGGTATGTTGCATCTTCTTTCCACCGACAACAAAGGCTTCATCTAAAGGAATAGGTTTCTTTCCATTCATTGCTCTATGCGCGTCTCTAACTCTAGTATCGTTTCCTGCTACCCATTTCTTAAGCATGTTCGCTCCGTAGTCATCTCTTACTTCTTTATAGTATCTGTGGTGGGCGAAGCCTGCAGCATTATGTGTTTCTGTCCTGGCTATTGTTCCTGCTCTCGCTCTAGTTATACTTCTGACACGCTCTATGTTTCGCGCTATCTCTATTAATGTCAGGTTTTCTGCCCTGCCTTGTTTTATTATACTGTCTACCTTCTTAGCAACGTTAGCGGAGATAGCTGCCAGTATTAGGTTTCTCTGGTTAAAGTACTCATTTAAAAAAGGCTCCAGGTCTTTGTTTCTATCAAAAACGAATACCTCTTCTTTCTGTTCTTCTAATGTATTAGTTTTATTGTTGCTATCAAATATGTTTATAAAAACACGTCTATAATGACTTAGCATTAGCGGCTCCATCTCCTCTAACAACTCTCTAGATGCTAAGTTAGAATCATACAAAGCAAATTCTCTGTAAAGATATGCCTTTGTGTTTACGAATCTTCCGAAAAGCGAAGTTAGCCTACTAAATAATAGTCGTTCAAGAGCATTTCTAATTCTTAGTTGCTTCTGATGCTCTCTGGATGCGTTGATTCTGCCTCTTCTAAATCTTCTTATTCTCTTCTGATCTAGAGTATTCATTTAGTGCTTTGAGGATGCCCTTTTGGTAAGAGGTCTCTATCAAACTTTCCGCCTTGAAATCTACCTGTTCTAAGTGCAAAAAGGAAAGCGTTCACGCGAGCATATGCCCACTGATCACTTGATCTTACTCTAGCTCTGACACTACCAGGGTTTGTGTTATAAGCACCTACGCCCCTCTCAAAGACTGCTGACAGCATCCTTACAGTAGCTCGTTTCTTCGGATTATCTCCATACTTTTCATTATGGTCATCTACCTTCCCTTGTAGAGCTTCTTTGACTTTGGCAGATACAGCTTTGTTTGATATCTC